TGCTGACGATTCACGGGAGCCAATTCAAGGACGCCACGCTGATCGTCTACTCGCCTCCGTGCCAGGAATTCAGCTACATGGCGATGCCGTGGTCGAAAGCGAAAGAGAAGCAGCGGAAGATTGAGGCTGACACAACAGGGGTTGAGCGCAAGCGCTTGACCGCGCTATTCGATGCCTGCTTCCGAATTCAGCGCGAGGCGTGCGAGGCGGCGGCCCATCACATCCCAATGGTCGTCGAGAACGTCCGCGGTGCGCAGAAGTGGGTTGGACGAAGCCGTTGGAACTTTGGAAGCTTCCACCTGTAGGGCGATGTGCCGGCGCTTATGCCGAGTGAAAAGGTGTTCAAGTCGCACGGAATGAATTGGAGCAATCAGGAATTGCGCGGGCAGGACTTCACACGCATCGCCGCAAATCAGGCTGATGAAGACGGACGGAAGGTGCCGGGCTTCCGTTTCGACGGCAGCGGAAAGTCGTTTCAAACGGCGAGTGTCGAGCATAGCGGCCAGAAAACGACTGGCCACATCAACAAACGCAACGGCCACAGCCACACGCGGCATCTGACGAATCAAGCGGAGCATGATGGGGTGAAACAGGGCGGCGACTGGTTTGCAGAGGCACGCAGTGGTGGTGTCGGCGGAACGTCTGCAAGTTTAGGCTCCAAGAGCAAAGCCCGTAAAGCCGCATCTGCCGTCATCGCCAAGATACCACTGACATTGGCCCGTCACATTGCTTGGGCGTGGAAGCCAAGGCATCCGAGCAGCGTTGACGTAGCGAAAGCACAGGAATAGCGTCCGAACTGGAATGAAATTCAAGACTGCCTCAGTCGTAGAGCAACTCACATGGCAAATGCGCTTAAGTGATTATCCGCGCTCTTTGAATCGCGCTCGCATCAATGATCTAATGAACGGCAGTCCTCCCTACACTGCTGATGAGGAGCGAGAGAACAACATCGCGGTCAACGTAAACTTCCTAGAAGGGACGAAGCTGGCTCATGATGCTCGCAGTCAGTTCAGCAATGCCTTCCAGAAGCCAGGGCAGTTCTTCACCTGTCGCACCGATATGGGCGTACAACACAAACGCCAAGAACGTGGTGCCATTGTCACTCGGGAAATCAACCGCATCATGAAGCGGTCCCCGATTTACTTCGAGGTGCTACGGTCGAAGTTCGCTCAGTTGATTTTGCACGGCATCGGGCCATCGGCTTGGGAAACACGTCAGCACTGGTGCCCAGACCCCATCGGGATTGAGGACGTAATGATTCCGAGTAGGACGCTCCTGACGATGAAGAACCTACCTTTCTTCGCCATCTTCCGCTCCTACACCGCAGAGCAACTCTATCGGCTGACACACGGTCCTAAGGTCGACAAGGCATGGCAGATGGAGAACGTGAATTCGGTTTTGAAGTGGGCTGACGCAGAGACGGCAAAACTGTCCGGTGCGACATGGCCTCAAGTGTGGAGCCCTGAGAAAATGAGTGAGCGGATGAAGGAAGACTCCGGCCTCTATGCCTCTGACGCAGTACCAACCATCGACACTTGGGATGTATATTTTTGGAACGATCAAGGAAAGGTAGATGGCTGGAATCGACGCATTGTTCTGGATGCCTACGGTCAGCCTGGAGTTGGAGGAATCACTCCAACAAGGAAGGACATCGGAAAGGCCAATCAGTTTCTCTATGATCCGGGTGACCGAAATTACGGCAGCAAGATTTCCGAAATCATTTCCTTCCAATTCGCTGATCTGTCCGCCGTCGCCCCATTTCGTTACCACTCTGTAAGGTCATTGGGATTTCTGCTTTATGCGGTTTGTCATCTCCAGAACAGACTGCGTTGTAAATTCAATGAGGCAGTTTTCGAGAACCTCTTGATGTATCTACGGGTTAAGTCAATGGACGACGCCGAGAGGGCGCTCAAAATCAACCTCATCAGCCGAGGCATCATCGACGAGACAGTTCAGTTCCTTTCGCCGCAAGAACGATGGCAGGTGAATGCGCAACTTGCGGAGTTGGGCATGGCCCAGAACCAGCAGATCATCAACGAAAACTCCTCTTCGTATGTCCAGAGCCAAGGTAAAACCAATCCTGACGTCGAAAAGACCGCGTTCCAAGTTCGCGCCGAACTTAACGCGACAACGGCGCTCATCTCGTCGGCGCTCCTCCAGGCGTACCAATATCAAACGTTTGAATATCAGGAGATTTTCCGCCGCTTCTGCATCAAGGATTCCCGTGACGTGGATGTACGGACGTTTCGTCTCAACTGTCTAAAGGCTGGTGTGCCTGAAAAGATGCTCGTAGAAGAGGCTTGGGAACTGGAGCCGGAGCGAGTCATGGGCAGCGGCAACAAGACGATGGAGATGGCCATTGCTCAACAACTCATGGAATGGCGTCAGTTCTACGATCCGTCCAGTCAGCGGGAGATTCTTCGCATCAGCACCTTGTCTGCGACTGACGATCCAGGGCTTACGAAACTGCTCGTGCCAGAGGAACAGGACAAGGTGACCGATTCACGTCAGAAGGCGATGGTGGCGATGGGCTCGCTCATGCTCGGATTGCCGGTTAAGTTTGGGGCGACCGACAATCGAATCGAAGTCGCTGAGACGTTGTTGGCCGAGATGGCAATCATCGTTGGGCGTATTCAGAAGTCTGGTGGCATGGCCAAGCCGGAACAGTTGGTCGGTCTTCAAACTGTCGCGCAGACGATTGATGAACAGATTCAGATCATCGCTCAGGACAAAGGGCAACAGGAACGGGTGCGTAAGTACTCGGATGCTCTAGGTAAGATCATGAATTTGGTGAAGGCGTTTGCTCAGCGATTGGAGCAGGCGATGAAGGCGGCTCAAGGCAATGGCAATGGCCAGATGGATCCAAAGGATAAAGCCAAAGCGGAAGCCATAGTGATACAAGCCAAAGTGAAAGCTGAGAGCAGCAGCACTGCGCATGCTCAGAAAACCGCTCAAAGGCAAGTTTCGTGGGAGAATGATGAAACTAGAAAACGGGAGCAGCATGATTTGGAGATGCAAGAGCAGCGGCAACTCTTACAGACGGAGATTGCTTCAGAAGACATACGAACTGCCGCCGAGATTCGTAGAGAGCGGGCGAAATCGAAGAATGAAAAAGAGGAGCCTTCGGAATGAAGACTCCTCTAAGCCATACTTCGGCTGACCTTGTCCGACTAGACCTCTGCTCACCATGCCTCTGCCAGCCTGACCACGCCTGAGAGCCTTGATTGAATCATGAACCTCACTCCAAAGAAAGATTTTCTAGCAAAGAAACCGCTCGCCGATGCTCACCGTGAGTTGGTTGTTTCCACTCCATTCCGTGAGGCACTCAATGCTGCGTTGTTGGAACAGGTGCTTGCTCTGCCTCCGACAACTGATACGGAAGCCGCTGCCGCTGCTTATCATAGCATCATGGGAGCGCGTTATTTCATCCAGCACTTGCTTAGCATTGCCGAGATGCCGAAGGATATTTCTAAACCCCCACTCGCCAACCTTGACCATTCTGTCCGATAAAATGACTGTCAAAATAACCATCAATGGTCCTACACGCGACGCTGAGAGGCAGTGCGATATTTGGACTGCTGATGTGATAGTCAAAGACCATGAGACTCAACCCGCTAAAGAACAATCGTGGCTGACGAAGGGTAGTCTCAATGACATGCTTCAATCGATCCCCACAATAATCCAAAACCTATGCCTCCCGAAGTAACTGCTCCACCCGTTGCCACTCCTTCCGCACCTGTTGCCCGTCCTGCTGCTCCAGCGCCGGCGAAACCGTCTGCTGTACGGACACCCGCAACATCTCCAAGTAAACCGGTCACTTCACCAAGTAAGCCTGCAACCGCTGCTCCGACGCCGTCAGCCAAAGTGACGAATCCGTTCGATGAATCGTTTGCCGACATGGAGCGGTTTGCTGACCCGGCTGTAGCGGAGCCGAAACATCCGGCAACGCCTAAATCGCCGCCAAAGCCTGCAAAACCAGTCGAGGAAGAAGAACCCGGGGTCGAACCAGAAGCCGAGTTGGAGGAACAGCCGACGGCGGAAGAACAGCCAAAGGCTGATCCGAAACTCGGTCCTGACGGAAAGCCTGTTGCTGAAGAAAAACCTGGCAAAACGTCACCGTGGAAACTGGTTGAGTCCTACAAGAAGTCCAATGCCCAGTTGCAGAAAGAGATTGCCGATCTGCGTCTCTCCACGAAGCCGGGCGAATTACCCAAGGAACATCAGGAGCGATTTGCTGCCATCGAAGCCCGAAACAAGGAACTGGAGGATGAGATTCGGCACGTCAATTTCTCCAAGAGCAAAGAGTTTCAAGAGCAGTACCAGAAGCCCTACGAAGATGCGTGGACGAATGCCATCTCCGATTTGAAGGAACTCGTCATCACCAATGACGACGGAACATCTCGGCAGGCTTCTGTGCAAGATTTGCTGGCCTTGGCCAACATGCCACTCGGTCAGGCCCGGGCGACGGCCAAAGCATGGTTCGGCGATTCTGCCGATGACGTCATGGCCCATCGTCGCACCCTCCGTGAGTTATCCGACAAACAGACCAAAGCGTTGGAAGACTCAAAGAAGTTCGGGACGGAACGCGAGCAGCAACGTACAGCGGAGATGCAGGCCAAACATAAGGCGTTCGCCGAAGAAACAGCAAAGACCTGGGCTGCCATCAATTCCGAAGCATTGGAGAAGTACGATTTCCTTCGTCCAGTTGATGGTGAGACGGAGCGCAACGAGAAATTGGACAAGGCCACCAAGTTCGTTGA